GAAGGATATCGCGGACACGCTCAACAATGAGTTGAAGACCCACAAGATCACGATGAGCGAATGGCTCAAGCAGACCAATGAGGCATTGGACGGAGAGGCGCTCGCGGTCATCAACGCGGCAGACAAGGCGATGGCTAGCGCGGCGCTCACGTCTCAGCAAAAAGTCGCCATTGCTCAAAAGGAAGCGCACGAACTCGAACAGATCGCGAGGCAAGAGTCCGACGCTCAAGCAAAGGCCGCCGAGGAATCCGCGAAATCATGGAAGTCCGGCGCGGATACTATCTCAGGCCTAATGAACAGCCAAGTCGATGGAATCCTCAAGGGGACGACGTCTGTCTCTCAGGCTTTCAAAAACATGGCCGCTTCGGCGATTGAGGATATCATCAAGTTCTGCGTGAAGTGGCTCGCCGAGCACATCGCGACAGAGGCGTCGGTCGTCGCGGCGCACGCGTCGGGCGTTGTAGCGACGAAGGCCGTCGACTCCACGGCGATATCCGGCGACGCGGCGCGGGCCGCCGCCGGCGCCTATGCCGCCGTCGCGGGCGTTCCCATCATTGGGCCAATCCTCGCTCCGGCGGCCGCCGCGGTGGCGTTCGGCGCGGTCGAGGCTTTCGGCTCATATGATACGGGCGCGATGAATATTTCGCATGACCAATTGGCGATGGTCCACGCGGGCGAGGTCGTCATTCCGCAGCGCGGCGGCCTCGCTGACGGGTTCCGCGAAATGGCGGCGGGCGGCGGTTTCGGAAAGAACGTCAGCGTGAACCCGCAGATCAACATTCACAACAATTCCATCGACAGCCGCAGCTTAAAAGCGATGTTCAACGAAAACGGCGGCTCGATGGCGAAGGCGATCCATCAAGCAAGTCGCCACGGCGCGATGCTCGGCCTCAAGGGGGCGCTTAGGTGACGACGCCGATTTTCCCCGCGCTCTCCGGGCAAGACGTCACGGTCCATCGCAAGCCGACGTTCTCAACGCAGATCGCCAGCCATGTTTCGGGCCGTGAAATTCGGAATCCGCTTTATCAAAACCCGGTTTGGAATTTCGAGGCCAAGTTCGCCGCGCTCGATTCAACCGCCGCCGGGCAATATGGCAAAGTGGGCGCTCAGACACGGCAGGCGATCGAGGGGCTGTTTGGCGCGTGTCAAGGTCGTTTCGGGACATTCCTATATTACGACCCGACCGATTATACCGTGGTCGGTCAAGCGTTTGGAACCGGAGACGGCGCCACAACGGCTTTCCAGCTATCGCGCGTCATCGGCGGCATGTCCGAGTGGGTGACGCAACCCATCCTGTCGTCGACGACGCTGTATTTCCCAGGAGGGCAAAGCGCGGCTGTCGCGGCGCTCGTGGTCAAGGTCACCGGAACCACGACAAGCGCCTATACGATCTCTAATGGCCTGATCACATTCTCGTCGCCGCCCGCCGCGAGCGCCGCGCTGACATGGACCGGCGCATTCGGTTTCCTGTGCCGGTTCGACGACGACACACTCGATTTCGAGCAGATATTCCCCGGCCTGTGGCTTTGCGACAGCGTCAAATTCAGGAGCGTTCGCGCCCAATGAAAACGGCCTCAATGGCGCTTCTCGCGGCGATCAACGCCGCGCGCGGGGCTCCCGATGCGCAGCTGAGCTACGCCGACTGCTTTCTTTTCACGTTGCAATCGGGCGCGACGTGCGCGTGGACGAACGTCGATTTCCCGATAACGTTTAATGGAACGTTGTACTCATCCGCCGGCCCGCTCGTGCAAGGTCTCAAATACAAGTCCAGCGTTGGGCTCGAGGTCGACAAGCAACAGATCACGCTCGCCGCGCGGGCGACTGACCTCATCGCGGGAGCCCAGGCGCTTGTCGCGATCCAAGGCGGGGCTTTCGACGGAGCTACCGTACAGCGCTATCGCGTGTTCCTGACGGGCGCGCCCCCGAGCCTTACCGTCATCGACGGCGTGCTGCTCTTTCAAGGGCGCGTATCGACGGTCGATAGCGTCGGGCGCCTAAAATCTCAAATCACCGTCGCCAGTAGCCTCGTGATCCTTGATTACGACATGCCTAAAAATTACTACGCCGCAACGTGTCAGCATACGCTCTACGACACGGGGTGCGGGCTCAACCGCGCGTCATTCGCATCAACCGGCGCTCTGGCGTCGGGATCGACCTCAACGCTGATCAACTGGTCTGGCGCGCTCGCCACGCACGCGCAGGGCGTAATCCTGTTTTCGTCCGGCGTGAACTCAGGCCTTCGCGCCAACGTCAAATCCGCCGTTCCCGGAGTTTCGTTGACGTTGATGTATCCGCTACCAACTTCCCCGAGCGTTGGCGACGCCTTCACCGCTTATCTCGGGTGCGATCACACGCAAGGCACCTGCGCCAAGAGATTCAACAACGTCGCTAATTTCCGGGGTTTCCCCTTCGTGCCGCCGCCCGTGATGGCCTATTGAAATGACCGAAGCCGAGGGCCGAACTGCCGTCATCGCCGAGGCGCGGACCTATATCCGCACGCCATGGCATCACATGGCCGACATTCGCGGCGTTGGCGTCGATTGCGCGATGCTCGTGCGCCGCGTCTACATCGATTGTGGGCTCGTGCCTGATTTCGATCCGCGCCCCTATCCACAGGATTGGCACCTGCATCGTGGCGAAGAACGCTTCCTAGGCTACATTCTCGACTACGCGCATGAGGTCGCCGAACCACTGCCTGGAGACCTCATTCTGTTTCAGCTTGGCCGCCTATTCGCGCACGCCGGCATTGTCACGCGCGCGGAGCCATTGACGATCGTTCACGCCTATTCGCCGTCAGGCGTCACATTAGAAGAAGACGTGACGCGCAACGCGACGATGATGGAACGCACCAAGAGATTCTTCTCGCTGTTTGGTGCGGTATGAGCTGGCTTTTTTCGACGAAGAAACAAGCGCCAGACTTCACGTCTTTGCAAATCCAGACATCGACGGCGTCGCTTCCTATCCCGATCGTCTGGGGATGGGCCAAGATCGCGGTCAACGTCATTTGGACAGCGAATTTTCATTACAACGCCGGATCGAGCGGCGGCAAGGGCGGCATTTTCAATCCCCAACAAACGTCGCCGGAATATTACTCCGACATCATTATGGCCCTATGCGAGGGACCTATTGTCGGCATTGGGCAAATCTGGCGCGATCAGTCGATCTACGGAACGTCTGGCCTTGGCCTCACGTCATTTAATGGAACCTACCCACAAACCGCGTGGGGCTACCTCTCATCGAACTATCCGTCGCAATCGCTGGGCTATGAGGGGACCGCCTATCTCTGCGCCGCGAACTATGTTCTGGGATCGAGCGCGAGCCTGGGAAATCATGACGTCGAGGTCCAGGCGCTCTATAACGGCACTGGATCGAATGGCGTCGACGCCGACCCGACCCTGGTCATCTATGACTTCCTGACGAATTCCAACTATGGCGCGGGCTTCGCCGCCGCGTCGATCGATACAAATTCGCTATTCGGATCGGGCGCGGACGCATCTTTACAGGCTTATTGTTTCGCGCAGGGCCTCGCCATTTCCCCGGCGCTGACGAGTTCCGAGCAAGGTAGCTCCACGCTCACGCGGTGGCTGCAAATCGTCAACTGCGGCGCGGTCTGGTCAGGAGGACTGCTTCGCTTTATCCCGTATGGCGAGGTGGCGATCAGCGCCGGGAATGTCGCGACGACCGTTCTCGCGACCGTTCAGCACCGCATGCCTTACGGCACGCCTCCCGGATCGACGCCGACCGACACGGCTCCTGTTTACCCGCCGCCGCAGGTCGTCGTGATCGGTTCGGCGATGTTCGTCGGCGACGGAGGCGTGACTTATGCGCAGACCGGAACCGCCCTGACGCAAGTCTTCACCACTCCCACGAGCGCCGGCACGTATTATGTAAGTTCGGCGGGAATCTATCAGTTTTCAAACGGCGACGTCGGCGCGGAAGTCGCGATCAAATACACCTATACGATTTCGCGCGGATATACGCCCAACCTAACGCCGATCTACAGCCTGACCGATCTTGATTTTGTCGACGCGAAGGACGCCGCCGATCCGATCGAAGTTTCGCGCCTCGATCCTTTCTCACTCCCCAACATCATGCGGCTCGATGTTCTCAGCCGCAATGGTCAATATTCATCGACGCCGATCGAGGCGCGCGATCAGAGCCAAATCGAGCTTTACGGGCCGCGCGTCGCGTCCTCGGTTTCGGCTCATGAAATCTGCGACGACGTTGGCGTCGCGCCCGTCGTCGCTCAGACCATGTTACAGCGCGGGCTGTATGTCCGACGTCACTTTGCGTTCAAGTTGTCCTGGGAATACGGCATACTTGACCCGATGGACA